TCAGTTGGCCCAGCAGTACGACATAAAAGATATTGCATTTGACCGCTTTAACTCTAGCCAGTTAGTTATTGAGCTGCAAAATGAAGGCTTGCAAATGTTTCCTTTCGGCCAGGGCTTTGTATCAATGTCGGCCCCTACTAAAGAACTGGAGCGATTGACAAAGGACAAACAATTAAGGCATGCGGGCAATCCCGTTACGCGTTGGATGATGGGCAATATAATGCTGCGCACTGATCCTGCGGGTAATATCAAAATAGACAAAGCCAAGTCGGGCGATAAAGTCGATGGGCCTGTGAGCATTGTTATGGCGTTGGGCACTTGCATGCAGGATGCCGCAAAAGAAAAGGAATCAGATTGTTGGTTTGTGAGCTTATGAAATTTCTAGACGACTACATGCAGGAATATTACAACAACCTACCGAAATATCGGACTTATGAGGATGCCTACAACGCAACCGAGGAAAAGTATTTCGGCAAGTTTGGCGTGCGTCGGTATAAAAATTACGATGTATTTAGGGCAGCGTTGAGCAGGTGGTTGGCCCAGGGGCGGAATAAGTAATTTGTTAACGTGAGTAATTTAGGGCAGTTGTAATTTGCGGGCGATGAATCTAAAATTCTGGCAGCCAAAAAGAGCGGAGAAGCGCAGCAGCTTATCGCAGCCAACTGATTGGCTAGTGAATACTTTACAAAATGTTTTCGGATATCAAACAAAAAGCGGTCAGGCGGTTAATGATCGCACGGCGTTATCTATTGCGTCGGTGCACGCGTGCGTTAGAGTTATTGCAGACGGTATTGCGGGGCTATCTTTAAAGTTGTATAAAGATGATGGGCAGAATCGTGAGCAGGTTGTAATCCATTACGCTACGGCATTGGTAAACGAGCCAAACCCATACCAAACGAAATACGATTTCACCAAATACATGGTGAGCCACTTGGCTCTGAAGGGCAACGCCTACGCTTTTATCAATCGTGATAGCAGATATTTGGGTATTGAATTGCACCCGATTGCACCTGATTACGTTCAACCAATCATGCAGGACGGTCAACTGTTTTACAAAGTGAATCGCAAGGGCTTCCCGGGCATGATTCCAGCGGCCGACATGTTGCACTTTAAAGGGCTTTGCGGCGATGATCCGCTTGTGGGTTTATCGCCTATCGTGGTTCACGCCGAAACCTTGGGTATTGATTTGGCAGCAATTAGCCAAAGCGCTGGCGTCTACAAAAATGGAGTATTGAAATTTTTGTTAACATCCGATGCGCAGATTAAACCCGAGCAGGCAGTGCCATTAAAGAAATCTTTGGATGATGTAATTGATGGGGCAAGCCGCAGCACAGTGCTACCCAATGGCATCAAGATGGAGAAGCTAAGCTTATCGCCAGAAGAGGCGCAGTATTTGGAAACCCGCAAATTTTCGGCTGAGGAAATCGCCCGTATTTTTGGGGTGCCCGCTTCAATGATTGGCGCAAAGGACGGCATCAAGTCCAGCGTCGAGCAGGAATACCAAGATTTTTACGCACGCACTTTGGCATCTTATGCCATTAACATCGAGCAGGAAATGGCCCGCAAGCTGTTAACAGAAAATGATAAGTTAACCTATTACTTTAAATTTAACTTTAATTCGCTGTTGAGAGCCTCCGCCAATGAGCGCGCTGATTACTATAACAAAGGCATTCGCGGCGGTTGGCTTTCACGTAACGAGGCCCGCATGTTTGAAGATGCAAACGGATTTAATGGAGGCGATGAGTATTTAATCGAATCTAATTTGATGCCGTCCAGCAAAATCGATGAATACATGAACGCCAAGATTGCGCAACTAATGAGCACCGCCGACAAAAACAACAACCCAGAGGGAACTAATAATACAGAAGTAATCTAATGAAACAAGAAAGGCGCACATTTACGGGCACCGTCCACACCAGGTCAGAAGGCGAAGGCATGCCAAAAGAAATAGGCGGCATTGCTGCTGTCATTAATTCCGCTACGGATCTCGGATATTTTGAGGAGGTTATTTTGCCGGGAGCGTTTGACAATGCTCTGTCAAAAGATTACGACATCCGCTGCTTGTTCAACCACGAAGCCGAGTTAATTTTGGGCCGCACAAAAGCAAACACCTGCAAAGTGTTTGTAAACGGCGACGGCAATCTTGAATATACTTGGGTCCCAGATTACGAAAACCCTACTCATATGAGCGTTGTGCGTTCTATCATGCGCGGCGATATCACTCAAAGCTCATTTGCCTTTACTATCAAAGAACAAATGTGGAGCGAGTCCGAAAAGTACGGATCTATGGGCAAGCGCACAATTAAGGTCATCGAGGATTTGTACGATGTGAGCCCTGTAACTTATCCCGCTTATGCCGATACTGAAGCCGACGCCCGTAGTATTGTTGCTATGCGTGATCAGGAACAAGAAATCGAAGAGGCCAAAAGAAGCCAAGCCTCTGCCGATGTAATTAAATTGGCTTTATTGAGATACCAAAACCTTTAAACAAAAAACAAAATCATGAATAAAATTAAAGCATTGAAAGAAGAGCGTGGACGTTTGCTCGGCGAATTGTCTACCTTGCAAACCACAATCGAAAAAGAAGCCAGATCTATGGCTGATTCAGAAACCAACCGCTTGGCTGAAATCGAGGCTCGTTTGGGCGCGATCAAAGCTGAGGTTGAAACCTTGGAAAAATTGCAAAACTTGGCAGCTCAAGCCGCTGGCCATTCTGCAAGCCGTGGTGAGGAAAAAGAAAAAGAAAGCATGGCTAAAGATTACAGCTTCAAGCGTGCAATCAATTTGGCTACCACTGGACGCCGCGAAGGTGTTGAGGGTGAATTTTCTCAAATCGGTGCTGAAGAGTTCCAGCGTTCTGGTGTTTCTGTTTCTGCTCACTCTGTAAAAATCCCTTCTGAAGTATTTAAACGTGATATGACTGCTACAGGCGGAACTTCTGGTTCTGAAGGTGGTGTAAACGTTCAAACTTCTGTCGGTTCAATTATCGATGTATTGTTGCCTCGCACCGTATTGCGCGGTTTGGGTGTACAGCAATTGTCTGGATTGGTTGGCAACTTGGATATGCCAACTGCTAGCACTGTGCCTTCTGCAGGTTGGAACACTGAAAACGGTTCAGCTTCTGAAAAGAGCCCCGCGTTCAGCAAAATCACTTTCAGCCCTAAGCGTTTGGCCGCTTACATTCAGGTTTCAAACCAGTTGATGTTGCAATCTAGCAACTCAATCGACGCTTACGTGCGTAACTGGTTGTTGAATGCCATGGCTCAATCTTTGGAAACTGCTGCTATTAAAGGCGGTGGATCTAACGAGCCTACTGGTATCATTGCTAACTCTTCAGTTAACGTAACTTTTGCAGGTGGCGCATCTTCTAACAGCACAAACGCAAACGGAATCGCTCCAGTATGGGCCGACGTTGTAAACTTGATGAAGGCTGTAGAAAACGCAAACGGTGAGGGCGTTGCTTACTTGACTAACCCTAAAGTAAAAGCTGCTTTGCAAACTATCCCACGCCAAGCTTCTGGTGTAGAAGGGAACTTCATTTGGGCAAGCGGTGGCGCTGAGTTGAACGGTTACAATGTAGCCACTTCTACTTTGGTTCCTAGCAACTTGACCAAAGGAACTAGCAGCACATTGTCTGCCATGATTTTCGGTGACTTCTCCAAGCTCGCTTTGGCTTCATGGGGCGGCGGCATGGAATTAGTGGTAGATCCTTTCAGTGGAGCAACCGCTGGCTTGACCAACGTTATCCTTAACTCTTACATGGATGTAAACTTGTTACAGCCTACTGCCTTCGCAGTTTGTAAGGACATCGTAGCCTAATAATCTGCCCGCTTGGGGGCGTAAAAGTTCCAAGTGCCGGGGGTGATCTTGACTGCATCGCCCCTGGGCCAATATGAAAGTGAGATTTACAGCAAACCCTACAGGGCAATTTAATTTAAGTTACAACGTAGGCGAGGAAGTAATAATGGAAACCAAGCAGGCCATGCTCTTAATTGAGGCGGGTGTTGCTGAAGAGATTGCAGTATTGACACCAGCCAAGCCTAGTAAAAAGGCAAAGCCAGTAAACCCTGAAACCGAACTAGATGCAGAATAATGTTTGTTAGCCGTAGATATACCGCCTTCGCAAATGCCGCCACTGATTACCTCAGTTTGGCAGATGCAAAAACCCATTTAAGGGTTACAAGTTCCTCAGATGATACTTACATTTCGGGGCTTATCTCTATGGCAATTGATGCCTGTAGTAATTATTTGGGCTACTCAATTCGCAAAGGGACGGCAAAGTATGGCTTTGACTCATTTACGGGCCAACCTGCGCTCGTGAATCCCGTGAATGGTCTAAATATACCTTCTGGCAATTATCTGCGCTTAAACACGCGCTGTTTGGCTATTAACTCCGTGAGCTATGTGAACGACTCGCAGGCAGTTGTTGCTTTTGATTCTGCCGATTGGTTGGTTTCGCCTGATCCAATGGGCGGATATTCTCGAAATATCTTTTTTGAAAATACGCCGTCGAGCATAACGGACGATGTGATTAAGTACATAGTTGAAATCTCTGAGGGTTTTAATCCTGTTGGCACTTCATCTGTAGATCCCGACACCATCATGCCCGCCACGATTAAGCACGCGGCGCTTTTGTTGGTTGCTCAGTACTACGATAACAGGCAGGCCATTATTACAGGGACCATTTCCAGCACAATGGACTTAGGCTTTCACTACCTGCTCGATCCGTACAAAATCCAAATCATGATCTGATGAATGCGGGGTTAATGGATGTTTTGGTAAGCCTACAAAGTTACACCGAAACCATAGATACAAACACAGGCGAGAAGCTGCAAACGTGGACGGAATACGCAACCGCATGGGCGCAACGTGTTGAGCAGGAAAGTGGCGCCGAAAATGTAAACGCAGACAGGCGCGAACATAAGCAAATTGTCATGTATACCATTCGTTTCAATTCGGCCGTAGGCGTTAAGCACAGGGTGGTTGACGACAATGGAGCGCATAACATTGTTAACATTGCCAACCTTCAACGCAATCTATATTTGAAACTACAAACCGAATTAACGCAATAATGGAAAAAATCGACGGACTCGCTGAAACCTTGGAAGCCTTAAAGGCTATGGGGGTCAGTGTGAAAAGTCGTAAACTTCAGCAAGTTTTAAAGAAAAGCGCAAGCCCAATTATAGCAACGGCCAAATCTTTTGTGCCAGTTGATACAGGCGATTTGCGGGACTCA